ATTCACATGATGTACATGATGGATATGATAATATTGGTAGTTTTATTGTTTTTATTTTATATTTTCTTATATCAAAAACTTTATTCACATCAAAACCAAATGTACTTAATATAGTTTTCAAAAACCTACTAACAATATCAATGATATCTAATATCAAATTTACTATAGCTGAAACTATATGAATAAAAATAACCAATGGTATTAAAATAGATGTGGTTATAAGTGATATAAATAAATTAAAGTAATTTATAATAAAACTAAGAAATGTTGGATGTTTAATACCATCATTTGTTGGAAACTTATTAACCCTAGCATCACATATATCATCAGATATACCTTTTATTGGGTGGTTAGTTATTAAATTACTTACAGTATAAACTCTATTATAATTGAATTCATAGAATGTATCTTCACATTTAATTGCATCATCTTGATTTGCATAACCATCCCAATCAAGACCAAAATAATATGAACCCCTAAGTTCTTCACTAATAATTACATCACTTGGAGTTGGATTAGTTAAATCTTCCTTAGAAATTGGATCATCCCCATATGACATAGGATTTAGAGTTCTCCACCCATACTCCTTGATGTTAGGCAATAAATATGTTGCTCTTTTTGTTGACTTACTTAATTCATCTGATTGCTCCCACTTAACTTTAAATCTATATTTCCCCTTAGTTGGAATTCCCCTTGTCTTATCATTTGTTATGATTTGTTCACCATTCTCATCTGTGATAACATAATCCAAATTCATTGGTATATCCACAATCCAAGCACCATTTTCATCAATTACATATCCACCACCTTCTATTTCATATTGCTCCAAGATAGGCTTATCCTTTTCATCCAATTCTAAAGTCTGCCTAATGGATAGAATTTGTCCGGTGTTTACAATCAAATTACATAATTCACCTTGTTTGTTTGGTGTATTACAATTTATTTTAGTTGCTAATTTATCTGTTGTTGATATTATTGATCCAATAAAAACAGCAGTTGGTTGCAAATCAATATTTGCATCATCTCTTAAATCAAAATCAACCCTATTTATAGCAGGACTACAAGTTTCCTCATCACCCCATAATGGTGATATGTCAACAGGTTTTGTTAGTGACACAATTTGAGGCAATGTTTGCAAATCTGTTGATGCTTTGAATTTACCATCTTTTAGTTGGTCTCTTGTTGCTATTCCCATTCTTATTAAATCTTCTGGGGTTAAAGAAAATTCACCCATATCAGATAAATCAAGATCCATAAAAACAACTTGACCTCCAAGTGGAACACCAAATATCATATAATCACCACTTGAATTTGTTTTGACTGTATATTTATAATACTTATCAAACACCTCAATGGCTACTGTATTAAATAAAACATCACTTAGTGAGGGGAAAGTACCTGTTGGGACATGACCAAAATAAGATTCCTCATAAGGAAGCAAATTATACCTATACCCATCCTCATTTATATCTTTTACATTCTTATATGGATATATAGCATTTATAACCTCATTATTGGCATCTTCATCATTTATTGGTATAAAGATTGAAACTTTTGCATTTGGTAACCCAAATCCTGTATTTGCTGTCACTCTACCTGTAACAACACCATAATCAGAACAATTTAATGAAAATACATCTGATTGCCTAACTTTAAAAGATAATATTTCTAAAAACTCAAAGTCTTGCTTTAGTTCAAAATTTATTACCTTATCCTTACCTATTTCTGTTTTTATCCTAAAAGAATTGTCCATTTAAGCCATTTGTTTATATAAATATTTTATTGTTCATTATTTATAATAACAATCTTTGGCTTAAAATAAATAACTTACCCTATTGTAATACCTGTTGCCAACTTGGCCTTAACTCTAATATCTCTTTCTGGATATCTTATGTGATAAATTTCTGATGGTTGTGCATATATGGTATCATCAACTGGTTGTATTATTTTGGCACTTTCATTGGAATACATCATTGATGTTTCTCCACCAGAATAATCCCCACCTATTTCATTCTTAACAGTTAAATCACTTATTGATACAACACCATTTAGTGTTTGTATGCTACTTTTTAATTCAGATAAGTTCACATTTGTCCCCAACTGCATCTTTTGTGGAGAAAAATATGTATTAATTATTGTAATTATATTGTTAATAACATCTTTTGATGAAAAACCTGCTGATAACACAACACTAATATCAATGCTAACATCAATAACTTTTGCAGATGTAACCACAATATAATCATTTAACATTCTATAATTAGACAAATAATTAGCAATATTATCAGACAAATATCTTGAGTTATCACTAATCAATTTGCCATTTATATCATATGATAATAATAATATTTCAACTTTATTATCTTTTTCTTGGATGGATACTTTTGCTGGTGCCCCAAATTCAGCTGGCATATTACGTATAATGGATTCATAATCCCTAATTGTAACTGCTCTTTTCTGTGCTGCAAAATTATAAGAAACAAAATTTCTAACCTCTTCAACACTTGGTAATCCTGCCCCTCCTATTGCTGGAAACAAATTATTTACCCTAAGTGAATTAATAACAGCAGCCTCTTGGGTGGAATTACCTGCATTAATTACAAAATTATTAACACCAATTTGTGTAAGAGTATTTGGTCCTAAATTTGTATTAACCCCACCCCCAACTCTATACTGAATAAATAATGTTGTGTTTGGTTTCAATGTTCTTCCTAATGAAAAATTATTTAATATATTTTCCAATGTTGGGGATTTCCCATTTAGTGTGAAATTATTTAACTGCTCCATTGCTGTGTTCACTCCACTACCAAATGTTAATTTTTTAAAACCTTCTGGGGTGTATTCACTAATGAATCTATTTTCTGTTTGTATATATTTACCAACTTTTATTCCAGCATTACCAGTATCTTTTGTGCTGTCAATTATAAAAACTCTATCTTCTGCCAATGAATCAACTTCATACCATCTATCATTCTCACTTAAAAAATCAGAATTAGGGGGGATTGTCCCAATTTGACCATTCTTTAATAAGACACTTGTTATTCCCAATACATTTTTTTCAGGCAAAAACAATTCAAAAAATGGTTTAACATCTGATGGTGTTATAACACGTTTGAAAATTTTTGTAACCCCATTTATAACTGGCTCTCTTTTTGTTAGAGTATAATTTATAATAATATTATTTAATCTATTTGGTATTACTGTCCTATTCTTATTACCTTGTGTGTCATAATCAGATGAAAAATCAATATCATTTAATGTTTCAAATATAATACCATTACCAATTACTTGTGCCCCTCTCTGTAATAATCCAGCATATCTAATGTCTGGTTTATCTCCAAAAACAGGAACAGTTATTGAAAAATCACACAATGTAACAGAAGGTCTTTGTCCAGGAATTTTTAACCCATATGTCTTTGCTATATTATATATAGATGATTTTTGTTGTGCATATTGCAACACAGTTTCTTGCAAACTTCTATCAATATGATAATGTAAATTATCTGCAACTGCCGCATTTAAATCCAAAAATACAGAAAATATAGATGCATCATTAAAATCATTTACCAAATCTGGGTAATATGTTTTAACATAGTTTATTAGTTCACTTCTAATCCCCTGGAAATCCCTAACACCATAAGATATTTTCTTCTCTGCCATATTATATATTTATAATTACAAAATCACTTCCTGCAAAAGTGCTATTTGTTGTTGTATATTCTATTTTTATTTTTGCTGTATTCTCATATGTACCTTTACCTGGTGACCTATATATTCTATCAACAGAACTAGAACCCATTTCATTTGTGTCTAATCTACTTGATTGAACCTCTTCACCCTCCAAGATTGGTTCAATTGTTATTTTATTTAAAACCAAATTTGGGATATATTTATTAACAGAAGTTCTAATGTCTTCCTCAATAATATCAAAAGAAACAACATCCAAAGGATCAAATAAAAACTCATAAAGCCTTGTGCCAAAATCTGGAAGATAATACCTACTACCTTTTCTAGTTAATAACAAGTGCAATAAAGATGCTCTAACCTCTTCTGACACATATTCAGTCATCTTTAATCCATCACCTTTTGGTGAAGTGTCAAAAGGGAAATCAACACCATATGTAAAACCTTCAGCCATTACAACTTATTTAAATATAAATATATCCCTTTTATAAATTTGTAAACTATTTTAAGTTATTGTATATTTATATAAAAAAAAACTATGAAAACTATAAGGTTATCAGAAAATGATTTAACTAGATTAGTTAAAAAAATTGTTGAAGAAAAAGAAAGTGAAGGTCACTTTATGGACTATCATGCAGCTGGTAAAGCAAAAACTGGAAAAA